AGGACAGAGTGTCGCTAGCCATGGTTAGATCCACGGTAGCTAACTCGCCAGTTATACTGCCTTGAAGGGCAGCACGCTGGTTCCTTGTTTGATCGTTTAAGTCGACTCCGACCCGGTTAAGACGGTTCCTAATAACTCGCCCGATACCTTTCTGAATATAAATATTCATACAGGGCTCTTTAGCGATCGTTCGGTCTGTCTTAAAATTCTTCGGAACGGCAATGATGCTGTTTCCCGGGACCACTGATACGAGACCAGTGACTCCGAGTGTCTCTGCAGAAGACTGCACACTCTGGTTCCAGAGTGGGACCATGCGAATAGCGCAGGTCGCAAGACCAGCATTCCCTGACGTGCTCTCCGGTATACCGGAGTATTTATAAGCCGCAAAGCTCTCGCTTCTGGTGAGCCGAGTGGTAGCACCCGGACCAAATGCAAAGAACCTGGCGCACTCGTCCCAATCGAAAGTCCCAAGAGCATCCCACAACCTACGCCGTACGCTGATCCAAAATGGATCTCTGCACGCGGTATCGTAGAAGCTCTTGTTTGTCGATTGACACTGCCCCTCTGCTTCATGGAACCGTTTCCATGTCGTAGAGCTCTTTTCCTCCGATGGTTTCCCATCATCGTACTTGGAGAAGATCTCTCTTAAAAGCAAACTTCCGCGAGCAGCCTCGAGACTAGAAAAGTCTAGAGGAGTATCCCGTCCCAATTCTCCCACCGGCGTTATGCCGAGGAGGGGGGATAGGAGCTCTAAGAAGCGAGCATTAGAGAAACCAAGAGGGGATTTAGCACGAACGAACCGTTTACGGTTCATATAGACTCCTTTTAAGGAGGGAGAGGCCGCATTTGGGTCCGTTATGGACTTTAGCGCGGCTTGCCCCGAGGTTCTAGATCGCCGGCAAATGGGGGGACGACATTATTGCCACTGCCTTGAGTATCGGAGCGACAAAGTCGCTTCCAAACACAAGCGTAAGCAAGAACGCCGCACCCACCGTCCAGCGATTCACTGGGATATGCATAATGATACCTCAGTAGAACGGCTCGAGGTTCTCCACGGAAGTCTTGATCGTCGCGTTAGCCAACGTGTTGGCAACGTAAGCGAGCAAGTCCTTCCGTTCCTGGAGCGTGCTGTTCGGATTCAGGTTCAGGATAACCTGCCCTGAGTTGTACCGAACGACAGTGTCGGAACCATCAACTGCAGCCACCGTCGGGGTCATAAACCCCATGGTGATCTTGTTGACAGTCCGTGTCCCATTCGGCTCGGCCAGCTCGTGAGAGATGGTTCGAAAACCGGCAGGGATTGAGGGACTCCGATCAGCCCATTGCGCCTTCGATCCAGTCGTAGACTGGGGCGAGAACGTGTGAGCGACGGGGGCGGCCTGACCATCATTAATGGTCAAAGTTGCGATAGCGGGCATGTTATTGCCTCCATTTGGTGGTTGAGAGATCAATCATCGTGGACGACCAAAGGCCTGAGCTAGCAAGCTCAGTCCGTTGGCCATGTGCCCCAAGCTCCGAGGATCTTTAATACTCGGAAACGCTGGAAGAGGCACACCGCTTGACGCGGTGCGCGTAATCTTCAGCCGTTCTTTGGTACCAGTCCAGTTGTTCTTAACGTATGCTACTTTAGGGTTCGGGAAATTATCCCGCGACACACCTTTGTCCTCCCACAACGTTTTGTTGTAGTAGGTCGTGGATGTGTACGCGGACCCGTATCCGAGTAGCGCGTCAAGACTGGACAGCCAAGCGCCTACTGGTAAACACCAGTCGACGACAAAGCTATAAGGTACGAGTTCCCAAGCCACAAGAAGTGGATTGGTTACCCCAAGGGACGTTAACGACATTGCTAGGTCGTTTTGAGGCAAAGCATCAATGCGTGTAAACACGCCTCGATACCGCCTCGCTACGCAGTGGTAAGCGTCATAGTCGGATGTAGGGTACGTTGTTCCACCTGGATAGGTGGCGGACTCTGTGACCAACTCGTCGTTCCTCTGCGCTTTACTAGTGACTCTCCAGTCACTCTGCTCACGCTTGCTTAATGCGTCGCAGCTTCCGTAAACATCGGAAAGTAAAGGTTTCCAGCCGTATTGCAACTGCAACCAGTGGTTAGTCCAGTTGGACCCCCGTGGTTTCCCAGGATCATGGATGATCCCAAGAGCTCGAGCCCCGTTGCGGAAATTACCGCGTCGAAGCTCTCGTACAGATCTTGCCATACGTCTAGCGACATCGCCGAGCATATTGCTAGTTGCCTTGCGTTCTGCAAAGGCAACACCGAGGTCTACCTTCATGTTCTTCAGTCTGTTCCGAGCCGCCACAAGGGAGGCTTGGCCGAGTGCTGAGTTAACTGAATCGGCAGTAGAGTCGGTCATAGCGCTGTTGAAGTGATTGAGAGAGTTAAATCTCCCCGTAGCTCCAACATAGCCGTCCCATTTACTCCAATTGTTGGCTACAATGCCAACATAAGAGTAACCATATGCTCGATGATACTCCGTTCTTGAGAAAGAGTACCCCGTTGGGGGTATCCAGCCTTTCGGCTTCCTACGGGACGTTCCAGACACAGTCTCAGCAGCAAAATGGCAATCGGCTTTTGTTTGCCAAGCGCCATTCGGAGTCTCATCCGCTTGATAGCGGGCTTGACCCGGAATGCTAACTGAGAAGCTGGGGCGTGTCACTGTAGGATCCTCATGAGAAGAATGGAGTTTAGTCTTTTCTCGACGCTTAAGTCGAGCAAGCTTAACCAGGACAGTGAGAGGTCGACAGCAGTGATACTCATTGCATCATTACTTTCGTCATCCCCGATAGGGATGATGTACAGTAAGTATTTGCGCGGAGTGCTTTCTGCCGACCTCTTTTCTGTTACCTTAAAGCTTGGCACTTGTCTATAGTGCACGGAAAGAAGACTTGTTCCGGTAAGGAACAAGACTCGGGCTGACGAGCCCGTGATGACACCCCAACACCGCGAAAGCGGATATGAGGGGACCTGCTGACG